ATGACCATCGGCCACCTGCAAAACCACATGCGCCTGCAGGCGCAGATTCTGGGCGAGCAGTACGCCAAGCCGCGCCTGGGCCTGATCAGCGCCTACGATCCGAACACCTACGCCGCCAAGGTCCGCATCCAGCCCGACGACGTGGAGACCGGCTGGTTGCCGGTGCTGACGCCCTGGGTCGGGGCGGGCTGGGGCCTGCACGCGCCGCCGACGCCGGGGGATCAGGTGCTGGTGGTGTTCCAGGAAGGCTCGGTGGAGAACGGCGTCGTGGTCGGCGCCCGTTACAACAATGTGGAGCGGCCGCTGCCCGCGCCGTCCGGCGAGCTCTGGCTGGTCCATCAGTCGGGCGCCTTCGTCAAGCTGACCACGGACGGCAAGCTGACCCTGAACGATCAGGCGGGATCGAGCGTGGTGCTGAACGGCGACGGCACGGGGACGATGAGCTTTTCCGGCGGACTCACCCTGAACGCCAACACCATCGTCAACGGCGACCTGCACGCCACGGGAACCGTCACCGGCGACGCGGACGTGGTGTTCGCCGGCAAGAGCGCCCTGACCCACACCCACGGCGGCGTGCAGGGCGGAACCGCCAACACGCAGAAGCCGAACTGACCCCCCTCTCCTTCGATAGGAGAGGGGCCAGGGGTGAGGGTGCTCGCGCCGAGGCTTGAATTTTAAGGGTGCTGAAGGCGGTGGGCGCATCGCCCAGCGATAGCGGCGGCGTCCCACCCCCATCCCCGACCCTTCCCCCATCGAGGGGGAAGGGCGCGTTCGTAGGAACTCCCCCATGGCCGATCTCATCGATCCCGTCGACATCGGGCATGCCTTCGGCGCCGACCTGGAGCTGTCCGCCACCGGCGACCTCGCCCGCGTGAATCTGGTGGAGCGGAGCCAGGAGCGGGTGTTGCGGCGCCTGCTCACCAATCCCGGCGATTATCTGATGCATCCGACCTATGGCGCGGGCTTGCCGGCCAAGGTGGGGTCGCTGATCGACATCACCGCCACCGCCGCCCTGATCCAGGGCCAGATGCTCTTGGAGGCCTCGGTGGTGCAGACCCCTCCGCCGGCGGTGACGGTGTCCAGTCTGGAAAATGGCCTGGCCGTGGGCGTCTCCTATCTGGTGGCGCCCGACAAGACCCCCGCCGTCCTCTCCTTCAGCGTGAGCGCCTGATGGCCGCCCTCTCGACCCAGACCTTCACCGACCTGGTGCGCAGCCAGGTGGCCGCCATCCAGGGCGCCGCCGCCGGCATCGTCGATTTCACCGTCGGCTCGATCCTGCGCGCCGTCGTCGAGGCCAATGCCCAGGTGGTGCTGTGGCTGCAGGGGATCGCCCTCAGCATCCTGGCCGCCACCCGCGCCTCGACCTCCACCGGCTCGGACCTCGACAGCTGGATGGCCGACTACGGCCTGACGCGGGAGGCGGCGGCGGCGGCTTCGGGCCAGGTGACTTTCTCGCGCTTCACCCCGACCCTCAGCGCCTTTTTGCCCCTGGGCGCCACGGTGGAGAGCCAGGACGGATCGCAGCAGTACGCCGTGACCGCCGATCCGACCAACGCCGCTTATAGCGCCTCGCTCTCCGGCTACACCCTGGCCTCGGGCGTCGCTAGCTTGACGGTTCCTGTGCAGGCGTCCGTCGCCGGCGCGGCGGGCAATGCGGCGGCGGGGGCCATCGACACCATCACCCAGGCCCTGCCGGGGATCGATACGGTCGCCAACGCCCTGGCCTTCGTCAACGGCGAGGACGCCGAGAGCGACGCCGCCTTCCGCGCCCGCTTCGTCGCCTATATCGCCAGCCTGTCGAAGGCGACGGCGGGGGCGGTGGCCTTCGCGCTGCAGTCCCTCGGGCTCAACGTCAGCTTCACCCTGGTGGAGAACTTCAGCTATGCCGGCGCCGCCGAGCCCGGATACTTCTACGTGGTGGTGGACGACGGCACGGGCGCGCCCTCGAGCGCCTTCCTCGCCGCCGCCTACGCCGCCATCGACGCGGTGCGGCCCCTGACGGTCAGCTTCGGCGTGTTCCCGCCCACCCTGATCACGGCCGCCGTCAGCCTGACGGTGAAGGTCGCGGCGGGTTATGCGGCCACGACGGTGGCGTCGGCGGTGCGGGCGGCGATCTCCACCTATGTGGACGCCCTGCCGCTGGGCGCCGGCCTCAACTACAGCCGCATCGCCCAGCTCGCTTACGACGCTTCGCCCGGCGTTCAGAACGTCAGCGCCGTCCTGGTGAACGGGGCCACGGCCGATCTGACCGCCACCAGCCAGCAAGAGATCAAGGCCGGCGCGATCACGGTCGCCACCGCATGATCGGCGACCAGACCGACGGCGCATCCCGCGTCCGCTCGCTCCTGCCCTTCGGCTGGTTCGAGGCCGGCGCGTCGCCGGTGCTGGATGCGGTTTTGCAGGGCTACGGCTGGGCGATCAGCTGGGCCTATGCCCTTCTCGCCTATGTGAAGCTACAGACCCGCATCGCGACGGCGTCGGGCGCGTGGCTGGACCTGATCGCCTTCGACTTCTTCGGCCGCGCCCTGCTCCGCAAGCCGGGCCAGACCGACGCCGCCTTGCGGGCGCGGATCTTGGCGAGTCTGTTTCAGGAAAAGGCGACGCGAAAGGGGATGGTGGAGGCGATCGCCACCTTGACTGGGAACGCGCCGTTCATCTTCGAGCCGACCAACGCCTCGGACACCGGCGGCTATGGCGCCGGATGCGCCTATGGTTTGGCGGGGGGCTATGGAACGCTCACCCGGTCCTGGACCGCCTACATGATCGTCCAGTTGCCCGCGCAAGCCGGCGTGGTGGGGCTGACCGGCTACGGCGCCTTCAACACCGGCTATGGCGTCGGCCAGGCGCAGTACGAGGCCCTCGCGGACCTCACCTCGACCCTGGGGGACGAGGACGTTTTCGACGCCATCGACGCCGTGCGCCCGGCGGGTGTGACCGTCTGGGTGAACATCGGCGGCAGCCGCTTCCCCGCGCCCGCGGCGCCCAGCGCCCCCGGCAGCCTGAATTTCGGCGACCCGACCCAATCCGGCCTGCTCGGGGCCGCCCTCTAACCTTTTAGGAGACGCGCGTGGATCGAAAGATCGTTTACGACAGCGCCATTCCGCTCTCGACGGACCTGCTTTATCCGCAAAAGAACGCGATGATCGCGCTGGCGGAACTCGGCGCGGCCTTGCTCGGCAGCACCGGCGGGGTGTTCTCCGGCTTCGGCGTCTCGCCGACCTCGCCCCCCTCGCTGGAGGTGGTGGTCGCGCCGGGGAGCGTTTATCAGCTGCAAGCGGTGGACAGCGCCGCCTATGGCGACCTCGCCCCGGACACCGCCCACGCGATCCTGAAGCAAGGCATCGCGCTCGATCAGACAATCATCCCGCTCGCTGCGCCGACGACGGTCGGACAGAGCGTCAACTACCTGATCGAGATCGGCTATCAGGACCAGGATACCGACCAGACGGTCTTGCCGTACTACAACGCCGCCAACCCCACCGTGACCCTCTCCGGCCCCGGCGGCGACGGCGCGGCGCAGGCGACCACGCGCAAGGGCGTCGCCGTAGTGCAGGCCAAGGCCGGGACGGCCGCCGCCACAGGGTCGCAGACCACGCCTGCCCCAGATAGCGGCTTCCTGGCCGCCTATGTGGTGACCGTCGTTTACGGGCAGACCGCCATCACCTCGGCGAACATCGCCGCCGCGCCGGCCGCGCCGCTGCTCGCGGGCCTCTTGAACGCGCACCACGGGGGCGTCCCCGGCCAGGCGCCGCAGATCAACCTGGCCACCGAGGTGCAGGGTCTGTTGCCCGCCGCCAACATCGCGCCCGGCGCCTTGGCCTCCGCCCTGCCGGCGCCGGCCACGATCAACGTCACCACCGCCGGCGCGACCCTGACGCTCACCGCGCTCCAGGCCGCCTCGCCGATCATCCGCCTGACCGGAACCCTCAGCGCCAACCTTACGGTGGTGTTCCCGGCGAACGTGCAGAACCAGTGGGCCGTGGTGAACGGCACGATCGGCGGCTTCACCGTGACCTGCGTGACGGCGGCGGGCGGAAGCGCCGGCTACGTCGTCCGCCAGGGCTTCACCTACGATCTTTATTCGGACGGGACCAACATGCTTCCGGACGGCCAGCCGAGCTTCAATGGGACGGTGGCTGTGGCCAGCCTTAGCCCGGCGCTTCAGCTCAACGAAGTCTACTGGCTGACCAGCTGATGAGCGCGTCTGTTCAAACCCCGGCCGGGCTGAAAACCGTCTCGGCCGTCTCGATCCAGACTGCTGCGGGCCTAAAGACCGCCTCCGCCGGCTATGTCGGCACGGCGGCAGGCGCCAAGCAATTCTTCTCGTCCGGCGGGGGAGGGGGCGGCGGCACAACGCCTCCTCCGGTGACCCCGCCCTACAGTGTGGCGATCTCGCAAAGCGGAAGCGGCCTCGGCTCGATCGCCGCCGGGCAAAACGCCAGCGCCACGCTGAGCGCGGTAGTCTCGCAGGGTAGCGCCGCCCTGGCTCCGCCGTTCAGCTACGCCTGGTCCGCCACGTCCTCGAACCCCTCCGTTGCGAGCGTGAGCCTGTCGTCAAAGACGGTGCAGTCGCCCACGATTTCCGAGACGGGCAACGGCGCGGGCACGGCCACGATCACCGCTACGGTGGTGGTCACCGACGCGAACGGCGTGCAGGAAACCGCCACCCTGAGCTATACGGTCACCGTTTCGGCGGCCGCACCGCTTACAGTGGTGCCCGGCGGTACGGAAAACATCACCGTCGATGTCGGCGAAACGGCGGGCGGCGCCTACGGCGTAGCCGCCTATAACGGAAGATCGCCCTATACCTATGCTTGGTCAGTTCAGCAGGCGCCGAACGCCAGTCTCGCCATCGGCTCAGGCCAAGGCACATCCCGGATCACCGTGAGCTTCACAGGCACCGCCGTCGGCCAAAGTACGGTGGGCGTCACCTGCCTCGTCACTGACGCTAGCCGCGCAACCTACAGTGCGACCGTCTTGGTCGTCGTCAACACCCCAAGTTAGAGGCGAAATCCATGAAGGTGTTTCGGGTCGCGCTCTGCGCGATGCTGCTCGCATTTGGCTGCGCCTTCCCCGCTGCGGCCCAAACCGCCGGACTGTACGTGCTCGACGCCAACGGGGCGAAGCAGCACCTTTGCGAGGCCATCGACGGATCTGGCAACCTCTACGGCTGCTCCAGCCTTTGGGCCTTCACAGGGTCGCTGCCGAACTATCTGACGGCCGAGGCGGATCACTCTCTCGACGCCCACGTGGTCAACTTCCCATCCGGCTTCTTCGTCTATCAGCCGGACTCCCTCGCCAGCGGCTCGATCGCCAGCGCGACGCTGAACGCCAGCTACACCGTCGCCTTGGCCAACGCTGAGGGGGTGGTGGGCTTCAACATCGCCGGGCTGACGGCTTCCGGCGCGACCTTGACGGCGGAAGCCGCCGACAACTCCGCCAACTGGTATCCGATCAACCTGTTCAGCTCAGTCGCCGGGTCGCCCTCGACGACGGCCGCCGCCGACGGCAACTACAAGGTCAACGCCAGCGGTCACACCGCTATCCGCCTGCGCGTATCGACGGTGGGGACGGGTTCGGTCGCCGTGACCTCGGTCGCCTCGTCCGTCTCGTCCATGGTGACGGAGTCCAACTCGTCCGCCATCAAGGCCGATCTCGATATCCTTGTCGGCGCAAGCACGACTGAGACATCCCGCAGCGGAACGATCGCAGTCGGCGGCGCAGCTCAGCCGCTCATGGCGGCCAACACCAGCCGACACGGCTATGCCCTGCAGAATCAGAGCACGGCCAACCTCTATGTGAACTGCTTGGCCACGGCGACGCAGGATAACAACTCGCTCCTGATCACGCCTGGCCAACTCTACGAGACGCCCAGCAACCATACCCCCACCGGGGCTTGCTCCATCATCGGTCCGACCACGGGCCAGACCTTCTATGCGCGGGAGTTCTGAATCATGCCCCTTTCTGGCGGAACAAGCTCGGCGTCGAGTAGCGGCGGCAGCGGCCTGGACATTGGGAGCTTTGCTCCCTTCCCGGCAAGCTACCCAAACCCGCTGACTTTATCGGGGAAAACCTGGCTGAAGACGGGCACGACCGCCTTGGCGTCCGCCTATGCAAGCATTCCCGCCGCGTGTCAGGTCACCTATGGCGCGGACCCGGCAAAGCACACGCCGTTCCCGACCGGCCAGAGCCCACTTTCTGGCAGCAGCTACACCACTACACAGGCGTTCCTGAAGACCGACGGCAGCAGCAACATGCTGGCGATCTCGGGCGACGGGCAATACGCCGGCTATTCCTCCAATGGAGGCGTGTCGTGGACTTCGGGTTCGACCGGGATCGCGGCCACCACCGTCAACGACGTTCTGTGGTTCGGGCCGGGCAGTTGCTGGCTGATCTTCACCGCGGCCGGCATCTATTCGATCGCGCTTAACGCACTGACCGGGACGCTGCGCCAGGCCGGCAACTTCCTCTCCGGCGCGACGGACGGCACGTCGGTTTATGCGACGCAAAACTCCAGCACCACGACGTTCTACAAATCCACCAACGGCACGTCCTGGGCGACCCAGGCCACAACCGGCCTAACCGCTGCCTACTTCACCTGCATCCGCTATCTCAATGGTGGTTGGGTTCTTGTAGGTGGCGCTTCGGTTGCGGCGGCCTCTACTCTTTATGTCGCCGCAAACGGGGTTGCTTGGTCGGCAGGAAATCCTACCACGGTTGTCTATGCCGGGATCAGCGACATCGCCTATGGTGGCGGATACTATTGCTTCATTGATGGCCACGGCTCCGCCAACGCATTTGCGGCCTTCTACGCTTCTCTGACCAGCGGTGCCGGTTCGACTATCCAAGTGTACCTTGGTTCGTCGAACGCGAACCTTGGTAGCATCGCGTGGAACGGCACGTATTTCGCAGTTGGCCTCAACAATACTAGCGGCTCGGCGTTTTACGCCTTTCTCCCAAATGCTGGCGCGTACACGAACTCCGCCTTGGTCGCGCCCGGTGCGACAAGCGCCCAAGTAAGCGGCGACGGGTCCATGGGCGCGTTCGCCAGCGGAGCGTATGCGGGTCAATTCTTCCAAGGCGGCGATGTCGGCCACGTCCAACATCAAATCTACAGCACCTTGGTCGGGATCTATATCGACGCGGGTCGAAACCTCCTTTCCGCCATTTCCAATCTTAACTTTTTCATGAGGGTCGGATGAGCGACGATATAGTCATTATCGGCGATGTTCCCGCTTTGCCGCCACCGGCGTCCACCGCCTATTACCTCTCCAAAGTCTACTACGAACGGCGGATCAAGGCGGCGTCGCTGGCGGCGTGGATGGCCCTCGACACCATCCGGGTGAACGTCCAGAACCGCCCCGCTGATTGGCCGACTAACCAGACCGCGCCATGGCCCTCGTATGTCGGCTATTCCCCGGAGTTCGTGCCGGCCGTCTGCGACTATATCCTGAGCGATCAGGTGAACGTCCTCGATCCGGCCCAGGTCACCATGCTCGGCCTGATCCAGGCGCAGACCCAGGCCTTCGGCGCCGACGCCGCCACGGCGCAGGCGGTGATCGCGCAGATCCTGAACCCCGCTCCGGCGCCTGGCGAAAGCTGATGACCCCGCGGGCGGTCAGGGGGGCCGCGCGTCTTCCGCATCACCCGTGGTGACGCTCGCCGCGGCTCTACAACGGGTTGATCGGCGCCGGCATAAACCCGCTCAAGGCGCGGATCATCTACCTGGCCGCGCAGCACCCGCCAGGATCTGAAATGGAGCCGGGCGTGATCCAGCCCCATCGTCAGTCGGCCGCCTGAAGGTCGATAGTAGGAGCGTTCATGACCCTGGCCGAATGGTTCTCGCTGGCGAGCGTCTTGGTGGCGCTGATGGGCGTCGTGGTCGCCATCGCCGCGTGGGTGGTCAATTCGCGGGCTCAGAAGGCCGCCGAGGCGACGCAGGAAACCGCCGAGCGAACCTTGTCGGAACAGGCTGGGCGTCACCGGGAACGGCTGGAGACCCTGGAGCGCTGGCAGCGAGAGAAGTCCATCGACCGTTCAGAGTTCGTGGACCTGGCAAAGCGGGTCGAGGACGGCGAGGCCGATGTGGCGAAGATCGGCGAAGGGTTGAACGCCGTTCGGGTGCAGATGGCCTCCATTCCCGCACAGCTTCAGGGCATCCGCGATCTGATGGAGCGGGACAACCGTGAATTCCGCCATGACATCTCGGGCCTAAGGCTCAGCGTCGAGAAGATCGCCGACCTGTTCACCCAAGACCGGCGGGCGGTGTCGTAGGCCGGACCGTCCCGCGCTCGATCACGCGATGGCGCCGCGACCGAACACGCCTCCCGAACATCAAGGTGGGTCATGACCGATCTTCCAGCTTTCTCAGGCCCTGCGCCCGTTCCCGTTCCCGTTCCCGTCCCCGTCCCAGCCCCTGTCCCTGGGGCCTCGGCCCAGCGATTGGCGCTGCTGGTGCTCGGCGGCGGCGCCCTCGTGATCCTGGCGGGGGTGGTGTTGATCCGCGCCTTCGTGGCGCTCAGCGGCGACGCGGCGCTCCTTATCTTCGGCGTGGCCCAGAGCCTGCTGTCGGTGATCACCGTCATCACCGGCTTCTATTTCGGCGCCTCGTTGAAGCAGCCGGCGGGGCCGCCGCCGTGAGCGCGGCGAGCTTTCCCCGCGCCCTGGCGGTGGTGCTCGGCTACGAAGGCGGCTTCGTCGACGATGCGCGCGATCCTGGCGGCGCCACCTGTTGGGGCGTCACCTTGAGCGCCCTGTCCGCCTTTCGCGGCGCGCCGTGCGGGGTGGAGGACGTGCGCCGGCTGACTGAGGCCGAGGTCGCGCCGCTTTACCGGCGGGATTATTGGAACGCGGTGCGCGGCGACGATCTGCCCGTGGGCGTGGACCTGATCGCCTTCGACGCGGCGGTGAACCAGGGGCCGGGGACGGCGGTCAGGCTGCTGCGGCAGGCCGTAGGCGCGCCGGCGGACGGCGCCATCGGCCCGGCGACGCTGAAGGCGGTCATGATCGCGCCGCCCCTCGCCTTGATCGAGCGCCTGCGCCTCGCCCGCCTTGCCCGCTATCGTCAATCCGCCGGCTGGGACACGTTCGGTCAGGGCTGGAGCCGGCGCGTCGATGGCGTGGCGCAGACGGCGAGCGCCTGGGCGCGGCCAGGGGCGGCGACAGGCGATGGGGCGAAGCCGGTCGCGACGGTCGCCTCGGACCAGGCTTTCGGGGGTTGAGATGAAGACGCTTCTGGGGTTCTTCGAACATTTGATCGTCGCCCTGATCTGGGTGGCGGCGATCTCAGCCGGTGCGGTGGTCGGCGGCGAGCGCTTGCTGCGCGCCTGGACCGATGGCCAGACGGCCATCGCCGTGTCGGCGGCGCGGGCTGGCGCCCTTTCCGCCGACGCCGGCGCGGCGGGCCGCCAGGCCGCCGCCTGCGGCCGCGAGCTGACGATCCGCATGACGGCCGAGCGCCAGATCGACGCCATGAAGGCCGCCCCGCCCCAGCCGGGCGGGATCTTCGACAGCGACGCCATCGGCAAGGTGTTCGGCGATGGACGTTAGAACGGTCCGGGCGCTTTCCATGCTGGCGGCGCTTTTGGCCCTCAGCGCCTGCGCGCCCTCGTTCAGCCTGCTCGGGGCGCATGTCCCAAAGCCCCCGCCAGCCGCCGCCCCTCCGGGCGCGCCGACTTGCCCCGGCGCCTTGTCGGCGGACCTGCCGCCGCAGCCGGTCCGGGACCCGAAGGCCGGCGTCGCCGAGCCGCAGACGGACGCTCAAAAGGCGGCCTTCGCCCTCTATCTCGACTGGCTGGCGAGGATCGGCGCCTGGAGCCGGGCGGGCTGGGCTCGCGCCGCCGAGGCGAAGGCTTGGTGCTCAGGACGATAG